GCAGAACTATTAACTACTGTTGGCGCTATCAAAAAATATATTTCGGAGAATACATAATGCAACAAGCGTTAATAGGAATAATACTAGTGTTAGGCTTAGGAGGTTGGTACTTATATAATGAGAATACAACCTTACAACAAAATAACATGAAACTTGAAACAGCTCTCGCTGACCAAACTGCAGCAATAGAATCGTTAAGAGAATCATACGAAAGACAAGGCAAGGCTTTACAGAATATGAGTAGAGTAAATGCTCAAATAGAACAAGAAAAAGCTGAATATCTTGCGATATTCTCTAGGCATAATTTAGATTTACTTGCTACTAAAAAGCCTGGACTAATTGAAAATAGATTTAATAATGCAAGTGAAGCCGTGATGGAGGGCCTTGAAGATGATACAGAAGCTTTGTACAATCTCACTAATCCTAATAATTAGTGGTTGTAGTTTAATACCTACTAAAAAAATAGATATAGTATCTAAACCAATAGAAATAGAAATTATGCAACCGGACTTACCACGTGCGGTTCAATTAACAGCACCTCAATGGTATGTTGTTTCAGAAGCAAGAATTGCAAATCCATGTAAAAAGGTAGATGATAAAAGACCTAAAGCATGTGATTTATCAGAAAGAGAAAATCCAGATTGGCCAGAAGGTTATACATATCTAGATAGATTTATGGATGATATGAAAGAATTGAATGGTGGAGAAGTAGTTTTTGTTGCAACTACAGTTGGTGACTATAAAGTCATGGCTGAAGATATGCAAGAACTTAAGAGATATATAAAACAATTGGGCGAAGTAGTTATATATTATAGGAACGTGACAATGCCCGATGGAGATAAAGGCCAAGGTGTTGGTATTAAAATTGATAAACCAACTACTGAAGAAGAGATAAGAGGCTAACGTGATTGGCCTTGTAATAAATATTTTCAAGGGTATTATATCATTACTATTGAAAATATATCAGCCGGCCTGGCTACTTAGGTTCGATTCCTGGTTAGAACAAAGACTTGGTATTGACCTAATCAAACAAGAAAAGAAGTTCCATGAAAAATATCCTGGAATCATGAATAGACTCCAGTTATTAGAAAAGGATGCTCATCCTAAATGCGGTATTGAAGAATTTGATGGATATCCAAGTCTCATCAAAAGAATCGAAGATTTAGAAAAAAAAGTAAAATAAAGGTTTACAAATCACGGGATTTGTGATATAATATATAATATAATGAATGGAACAAATACAATTAATGTCACTAAGAGAGATGGTTCGATACAACCATTTGATTTAGATAAAGTTCACAAAGTTTTAGAATGGGCAGTTGAAGATATATCAGGCGTATCAATGTCTGAAATAGAATTAAAAGCCAACATCCAACTCTATGATAAGATTCCCGCTTATGATATCCATGAGCTACTTATCAAATCAACAGCTGAACTTATTTCAGAACATACACCAAACTATCAATTCGTAGCAGCTCGTCTTATATCTTATAAAATGAGAAAAGAAGCTTATGGTGAATATCAAGTGCCACCATTAACTTATATTATAGAAAGAAATGTAGAATTAGGTGTATATGATAGTGAAATAACTCAGTTATATGATGAAGATGAACAAGTAGAGTTGGGTAATTATATTAAGCATGAAAGAGATGATACATTTACTTATGCTGGTATGGAACAATTCAGAGGTAAATATTTAGTTCAAGATAGAAGAACAAAACAAATATTCGAAACTCCTCAGATACTTTATATGATGATTGCAATGACATTGTTTAGTTCATATAAAGAAAATAGATTAAAATACGTTAAGGATTATTATGATGCAATATCTCAATTTTATATATCACTACCTACGCCGATTATGGCAGGTGTTAGAACGCCGACTAGACAATTTTCTTCGTGTGTACTCATTGAGTCTGGAGACAGTCTTGATTCTATTAATGCTACTGCTACTTCTATTGTTAGGTATATAAGTAAAAAAGCTGGTATAGGAATAGGTGCAGGTTCAATAAGAGCATTAGGTGCTAAAATAGGAGATGGTTCAGTAGTACATACTGGATTAATACCTTTCCTTAAATATTTCCAAAGTGCAGTAAAATCTTGTTCACAAGGTGGAGTAAGAGGTGGAGCTGCTACGGTATATCTACCCATCTGGCATTATGAGTTTGAAGACTTAGTTGTATTAAAGAACAATAAAGGTACTGAAGAAACAAGAGTACGTCACATGGATTATGCATTTCAGTTCAATAAACTTATGTATGAAAGATTAATCCAAGGTGGTAATATAACTTTCTTTGACCCTAATGATGTTCCAGAATTATATGAATCGTTCTTTATTGACCAAAACAAGTTTAAAGAATTATATGAAACATATGAACGTAAGACATCTATAAGAAAGAAATCATTACCAGCACTTGAAGTATTTCAACAATTCTTAACAGAAAGAAAAGATACAGGTAGAATATATCTTATGAATGTAGACCATGCAAATAAACATGGTGCTTTCATAGAGAGAAGAGCTCCAATTAGAATGAGTAATTTATGTTGTGAAATTAATTTACCTACAACTCCACTTATGAGTCAAGATGATACTGAAGGAGAAATATCTTTATGTACTTTATCAGCAGTTAACTGGGGACTTATTAATGAACCACATGAATTCGAAAAATACTGTGATTTGACAGTAAGAGCATTAGATGAATTATTAGATTATCAAAACTATCCAATACCAGCAGCACAAAGAGGTACGATGAACAGAAGACCTTTAGGTGTAGGTATTATCAATCTTGCTTATTTCTTGGCAAAGAGAGGGCTAAAATATGACAAATCAGCGTATAAAATGGTTGATGAATATGCTGAAGCATGGTCATATTATTTAATAAAAAGTTCTGCAAACCTTGCCGCTGAGAAAGGAAAATTGATATATAATAATGATACGAAATATTCCAAAGGAATACTTCCTATCGATACTTATAAACGAGCGATAGATAATTTAATAGAGCATGAAGAACGTTTACCGTGGGCAGACTTGCGTAAGCAACTCAGAGAAACTGGTATCCGCAACTCGACTCTGATGGCATTAATGCCGGCTGAAACAAGCGCTCAAATAAGTAATAGTACAAATGGTATTGAACCTCCTAGAGCTTTAGTATCATATAAACAATCAAAAGACGGTGTAATGGCACAAGTCGTACCAGGCTATCACCATCTTAAAAATAGATACGATTTACTTTGGGACCAAGAGTCACCAGAAGGATATCTTGCAATATGTGGTATACTTCAAAAATATATCGACCAAGGAATATCCGTAAATACATCTTATAATCCAGAACACTTCGAGGATAATAAGGTACCCATGTCTGTTATGATAACAGATTTAGTCACAGCATATAAGTATGGACTAAAGCAATTATATTATTTAAATACTTATGACGGTGCAGGAGAAATGAAAGATGAAGAAATTCGAGAACTCGACGAAATCGAATCAACAATTGAAGACGAAGATTGCGACTCCTGTAAAATCTGAAGAAGATTGGGATATGCTTCCCGACGTAGAAGATTTAGAAAAGATAGTACAACGCGAACTTAAAAAATTAGAGGAATGGGAAATTGCCAATACTACAAAAGAATAAAAAATCACACTTAGAAAAGAACATGTTTTTTGATGAAGGAGTTGACGTCGCAAGATTCGATCAAGTCAAATATCCACAAATTGATAAAATAACAGAAAAACAACTAGGCTTCTTTTGGAGACCAGAAGAAGTAGACGTATCTAAAGACAAAAAGGACTTTCATGAACTTACGCCGCACGAACAACATATATTCACATCTAATCTCAAAAGGCAAATACTTTTGGACTCTGTTCAAGGTCGGGCCCCGAACCTTGCTTTCCTTCCTATATGTTCGCTACCGGAAGTAGAGAATTGGATTGAAACATGGTCATTCTTTGAAACAATTCATTCAAGGTCATATACACATATAATAAGAAACGTTTATCCAAATCCATCAGAAGTATTTGATAAAATGTTAGAGATTAAAGAAATACTTGATTGTGGAAATGATATCGCTAAGTACTATGATGACTTAATTCTAGATAATAATTCCGCAACAAATAAAATGAGTCATAAACGTTCTTTATATATGTCAATGCTTTCAGCAAATGCTCTAGAAGGTATACGTTTTTATGTATCCTTTGCCTGCAGTTGGGCATTTGCTGAACTTAAAAAGATGGAAGGCAATGCTAAGATTATTAAATTTATTGCAAGAGATGAGAATACTCATTTAGCTGCAACAACAGTTATATTAAAGAATCTACTTAAAGAGGATAGAGATATACAAAGAATAGCAAAGAAATACGAAAAAGATGCTATTAAACTCTTTGTAGATGTTATTGAACAAGAAAAAGAATGGGCTAAATTCTTATTTAAAGATGGCTCAATGATAGGTTTGAATCAAACTATATTAGAAGATTACGTAGAATGGATAGGATGTAAACGAATGAGAGCATTAGGTTTACCTTGTCCATATACAGTTCCTCAGATGAATCCACTGCCTTGGACAGAGAAGTGGATATCTGGAGGAAATGTACAAGTTGCTCCACAAGAAACAGAGATTACATCTTATGTGACTGGTGGCGTTAAACAAGACGTAGACGATTCAACGTTGAAAGGATTAAGTTTATGATTAAAAAAATATCACAAATATTATGGGGAAGCCCAGCAGAAGAAGAAGCTATAAAACAACAAATTGAAAAGTCTCCTGACCCAGCAGATTTAACAATTGAAAACGCATATAAAACAAGATGGATATGGTATCATACTATATTAGGTCTATTAATGCTTATGGCTAATTTTATTATGCTAGCTATCTTCTTACTATTAGCTATAAAGTTATAATGGAAAAAAAGATTCTACAGGTTGTTAATTTAGCTCCTAATGAATCGATAGTAGAAAAACTAACTGAAATGCATCCTATGAGACAAATTGTTTGGGCCTCAATAATTCAGATAAGTGTTTTAGTGTTTATAGGATTATCAATGTTAACAATAGGAATGTTTATAAAATGATAGAAATATACGGAAAACCTCAATGTCCTTATTGCGATAGAGCAAAAGCTTTATGCACACAACAAGGTTTAGAATATACATATAAATCTTTAGGGACGGATTTTGGAAGAGAAGAAATGTTAGAAACTTTTCCAGGTGCAAGAACCTTTCCACAAATTAAAATTGATGGTGAATCCATTGGAGGATATCAACAATTAGAAGAGTGGGTTAAAACAGACTGGAACGAGAAATGATATTAGAATGCGAATATTGCTATTCACGTATTGTTATCAAACCTGATGATAGAGAAACTAAAATTAATTTTTGCCCACACTGTGGAGAACCTACAGACGACGATAGAGAAGAGTTAGATTTTAACGATGATTAATTTTGAAAGTTTCGCAAGAAGAATGTGGTTAGATAACTGTGATGAGAACAAAGCATTTGGTTCTAAAGCATATACATATGAAGAGTATTTCAATCGATATGAAGATTATCTAAAGAAAAAGTTTAAAGAAAACAAAGGTCAAGTAAATGAAGAAATCAGATAAAAATTTCCATATTAATTTTTCACCATTGTATTTTGCATTTGTGTGGATGATACTAATGTTGATATTTATTCCATGAGTTGGAAGTATAGAGGCATTGAATTTACGCCGCCAGAGAATTTTACACCTGACGAGATATACGGATTTGTTTATTGTATAACTAATCGAGCTACTAATCGTAAATATATAGGTAAAAAGTTCTTTTGGAAAGCTAAAACGCTACCTATAACAAAGAAAAGAAAACGCAGAAAGAAAATGAAGGTCGAATCAGACTGGAGAGAATATTGGGGCTCAAATAAGAATTTACAAGAAGACGTAGAGAAGTGCGGACAAGATATGTTTTATAGAGAGATATTACATCTATGTAAAACAAAAGGTGAATGTGCTTACATGGAAACAAAAGAACAATTTGATAGAGAAGTGCTATTAAGTGAGAATTATTATAATGGCATAATCAATTGTAGAATAGGTGGAAACGCTGTAAAAAACCTAAAATAATAGGGGTAAATATTTAACTCTAATACTTAAAATAAACCTTTACATTTACGTAAAAGTATGATACAATATATATATCAGATTTAAAAAATAAGGAGTTAAAAATGACAACAACAA